TCACGAAGTCCCTCACGAAGTTTCTCATCTTCTCTCTTCTGGTATGGTCGCAACTCATACCACCCAGATTGAGGCTTACTACAAAGATCCCTGTTGTGGCTATATGTCATAACGAAGAAACTCACCTACGGCACATTATCCAATCCCAGATGGCTTGAAGCAGACGGCGAAATCTGGAAATTCTTGGCGAAGTTCTTTCTATCATCCAATCATCGTAGTCGTGGTTCATGGCGAAGTCCTCCGATCTGGTCTATCTAGGGTGAAGAAAACATAAATAAACAAAATGGAGAATAGATATGCACGACCAAAACCTGTTTGCCGAAATAAAGAAAATGCTGTCCGAAGATCATACTCAAGCGGACATAGAGAAACTTTCCGTTTCCGAATTGAAGAAACTGCACAAAGAATATACTGAAAAAGGAACGGACGAAGCGAAGAAGGAAGCGGATATGATCGCGGCGGAGATTGATCGTCGCGGCGAAGATGATGCTCCTGAAACGAAGAATATCGAACAGCAGAACGAAGAACTGCTGATGATGCTTGATGTTCTCTGCGAGATGGTCGGGTTGGATGTGCAGACCTTGGTTGAGGAAACCATTGGACAGATGCATAATCTTGCACACGCCAGCGGCTGGGACAAACCAGCACCAGAGGGAGCGGCCGCGGCATCTGATCGTTTGGCGCGAGTGAAAGCAAATGCAAAGCGTCTGGGAAAGAGAGGCTCTTTTAAGAGAAGTGTAAGTGATGCCATTCCCGCTGGAGATAAAACTCAAATAGAAATAGAAAACGCTGGTGAAGATGATGTTCACGAAAGACCTGCGAGTGCCGGTGGTGGTGTTGCGAGGAATCCGATCGGCTTTGAGAAAATACAGAATGATATAGATGACATCGGTCGAAAGAGCGCCTTCTCCAAACCAAACAAATCAAGCAAACCAAAAAATTTGGTGGCGTGGGCGGGGCTCTCTTCAAAGCCAAGCACAGCACCAAGCAAAGGCAAAGGCAAGAAACCAAATAGTAAACCAAGTAAATCAAAGAATTAAATAGAAAAAAGGAAACAATTTATGAACCATCTACATCTACAAGAAACCGCAAGACACTACGCAAACCTGGCGGAACAATACCGCACAGAGTTGGTCAAAGAACAAGAACTGAACGAAGACCTACTTTCCTTGATCGACGCTTTATGTGAAGAACTCGGTATTGATGTCGAGGATCTTCTATCGGAGGATTTCACTACCGCTGCACGCGAGAACGAGTTGACACAGGGCGTTCTTTCCGCCGTGTCGCAAGGTGATCATTCTCGTGCCAAGAAACTGGTGGATAGATTAGATGATGAAAGTGCAGACGATAAGAAAGTTTATGGTAGAGGTGGTAAGGAACTGAAGAGGGCAGCGGGATTCCGCAGAGTGCCTGGGGCGCGAAAAGGTCGCGGCACCGCATCAAAGCCAAGCCGCAAGAAATAAATAGAAAAAAGGAAACAATTTATGAACCATCTACATCTACAAGAAACAGCAAGACACTACGCAAACCTGGCGGAACAATACCGCACGGAGTTGGCCGAAGAACAACAACTCAACGAAGACCTTCTCGGTCTCGTTGCTGCACTCTGCGAAGAACTCGATATTGATGTCGAGGCTTTGTTGGAGATGGCTATGACACAAGCCGGACACGCTGCGCGAGTGGCCAGGGAAAATGAACTTAGTGCCAAAGGCAAACACGAAGCATCATGGAGAAGCCAAGACACAACAGATCGCTTGCTGAGATCCGACAAAGTTCACGACGAAAAAGGAAATGTCGTACACAAGGGATCAAGGGGTCTTGGTTGGAGGGTCACTACAAGAAATCCAAGCGATAAGGATGTAAAAGCAGTTCAGGATGTGGTCGGTGAGGTAGGTCATATCGTTGCCGTAGCACCTGATGATGACTACGCGACTGGGCCTGGTGATACTATGGGCACACACGAGCATCCAGTTTACAGTAGAGTCACAAATGCTCCTGTGGCTCCTGTGGCTCCTGTGGCTCCAAAGGCTCCAAAAGTAGCCAAGAAGAAATGAACTGGCTACACTCCATCACTCTCGCGTATCTACAGGAAAGAACACTTGAGACATTGGCCAAGAAGCACGATGTCTCGGTGGAAGACCTGAAGAAGCAACTTGAGATGGGTGTGGAGGTCGAGAAGGAACACACGGACGACGAAGAGAAGGCCAGAAGCATAGCGATGGATCACTTGGAGGAAGTCCCCAACTACTACAGCAAACTAAAGAAAGCAGGACTATAATGAGTTACACCAACAACTGGGCAAAAAAACTGAAGGAATCCTACATCGAAGAGAAGAAGGCAAGGCAGGTTGTCGATGAACAGGTCGAGGGAAGCCGTGGACCCAACCCAAAGATTCCAGTCAAGAAAGTCAAACCCTCATCTGGAAATGTCAGGCGAATGGCTAATAAAATCGCGGATAGCGGCCGAGCGGTTCTTAGAGGGATGGGGAAAGACGCAAAACACCTCGCGGGAATCCCAGGCGCGGTGGTCGGCGCACTCGGACGCCGTGGTGGTCCTGACGAAGCGATGCATCTCGGTAAGGGTGGAATGCGTGACCATGTCGAGCACGAAGGCAACAGCCTACAGGAAGAGGTCGCACTCAACGAGCATCTTCTGATGCTTATTGACATACTCTGTGAGGAACTGGGTATTGATGTCGAGGCTTTGTTGGAGAATGCAGATCCTATTGGTCGTTTCAGCAGCGCCTCTAAAGGCGCCTCTAAAGGCGCCTCTAGCAGCACACCAGACACTTCTGAAAGGAAACGAAAAATTCAGGATGAAATCGCTGTAATTACGCACAGAATGAGTCCTCACGGAGGAAACCCAAAGGAAAGAGATTTCAATACTGACGAATTTTATCATCTTGAACGCCGTCGAGACCAATTACGGAAAGAACTCTCTGGTCTTTCCTAATAAAACAAAACCCCGCGAAAGCGGGGTTTTACTTTGGCTTCTTCTTTTCCTTGTCGTAGACGCTTGGTGTCGGTTTCTTGCTCTTGACAGGATCTACCTGACCTGGTGTATCTGTTACATACTTCTTGCGTAGTTCGTGGGTTCCCCAGTATCCTGCGCCTGGTGGTTCGTGAATGAATGACTTAAATGTTTTCATAACTAAATACTATTTAGTAAAATGGAGATAATATGCATTCATTTCTAAAACATCTTACCGAAATGGCACTGAAGGACAAAGATTGGCACAAGGGTGAGAAGGGCATCAAGAAAGTCCTCTCTTCTCTTGGTCATGTTCAGTGTGGTAAAAAAGGTGGATGTGGTCACGATGTTGATGCCCATGTCCACAGAATTGAAAAAGATGGAACAACCACACCAATAGGAGTGAGTATAGGACAAAAAGGTAAGGATGTCGCGCAGGCATCCATAAAGATTGATGAGAATGGAAATTGGACACATTCTGCTTCTTCAGAGGTGTTCAACAATCATCTTACCAAGATAGGACTTGCAAAACAACTTCACAAGAAATACGGATCGGGATGGAAACCAGCAACCATCAAGAAGGGCAAGGAAAAGAAACACGCAACGGCAGCAGCACATGCCATATCAAAGCACGGGGAAATGAAGATAGATGTTCCAGATTCACTCGTTGGTGACCATCAAGTTGGACATCACGGAGCACACTATCACATTCAAAGAGTAAAGACAAAGCAAGGTGAGAAGGCTCTTCTATACAGAACATCCAAGACAAATCCTTTGGGCATCAAGGACAAGAAGGGAAAACATCCTCCGATATTCTCAAAAGGTGCATCGACTTACATAAGAATAAGAGCAAAAGAAGGCAACAGAAGCAAGAAAACTGGTTACTACAAGACCAGAGGCGTTGCCGCTTTGAAGGTGAAGGAAGAAGATGTGAAGGAATCTCCGATTGATCTGTTCAAGCCACACGAAACCATACACTCATCCTCTGGAATATTCACGAATGATAATGACAGAGCAAAAGCAAAAGCACACGAAAAGAGAAAGAAGTAATGTTCGACTACAATCCATTTCGACTGATCAAGGAATCGGTCTTCAAGACAAAAAAAGAAGTGCTGGATCATCTGAACCTAGTTCCATCGGAAGATGGTGATGGATACAGACACGCATCTGGAAACGGTGGAAAGTATTCAGAGGAGGATGTTGAGCATATGCTCCATCACGGAACTTTGAAACCAACTGCACCACAGTCGGAACCTGAGCAGACAAAGGGAATTCCTACAAAAGAACTCATAGATAGATACACAAAAATGAAAGAGAGACAAAATGCACAACGATAATCCATTCAGCAAGATAAAGGACTACTGGGGATCTTACTACTCATCCATAACGGAAGGAGCAGTAAAAGGATTGCTCAACGATATGGGTTATTATTTCACGGATGAGGGTGAACACGCAGGCAAGTGGGTTCACGAAAAGACAGGTAAGGCTCTAAGCGACAAGCATGCCATGGATATTGCTGCCGAGAGAGCCGCTAGAAAACCAAAAGCAAAGAAAAAAACAACAGCAGCAGGCCCAAATCCAACGGACAAGGATGCTCGTAAACAAGATGAAGAGAGCACACGCTCTGAAGAAGTTGAATACGATGGAGAGGAACTAGAGGAAAGTGGTCGTTTTAGACCAAGTAGCCCAAGATTGAACCGTTTCACCAGCAGAGGATCTCTCTCAACGGGAGATGCTGCAAGAGGTGTCGAGAATGGTCTACCAGGTCCAGACAACTCTCCATACGGAAGAGCAAGAGTGCGTTCTGGAAATATTCAAGGAAATATTGAAAAGATAATGAGTATATTGAATGCAAAGGATAGAGGAGCAGATAGGATGTTGGGTCGTGAATTTGGTTCTTCCGTATCCACCAGAACAGAAAGCCTATTTCAAAAGGATTCCGATAGATTGCTCCGCGAACATATTCGTGCAGAGTATGAAGCACGCGGCATCTATCCAACGGCAAGAGAAGTCCAAGAGACATACAATACAGTTATGGATCTAATAGAAAAAAGAAAGTCCTACAAACAAAGTGAAGCAAGCCTAATGCTTCGTCAAGGAGCATCAGGTAAAGAAGTAAAAGACACCATCGGTAGAAAAAGAACACCTGAAGGCAAATCTGGAAACGCTTTGCTTCGACGAGCACTCTCAAATGCTGAATATCAGGGAATGATGCAAGGACACATTACCGATGACAATGATCAACCATTATTGCCTAGAATAGAAGCACATAAAGATAGAAGAGGAGTTCCAACAAAGATTTCGCCTTCTTCTCCAGCGAGAAAACAATCTGAAGTAGAAAAAGATACTAGATTCCTAATGGGACAAGGATTTTCTCCAAATCACCTTAGGCGTATAATGAGCGATTCAGGCAGATGAAGAACTTTAGTGAATTTTTATCCGAAGCAAGCAAACCAAAACCAAAGATACTAAAGCGTCTCGAAGGACAACTCGAAGACAAAGGATTTAGTGCTGGTTCTGCCGCTGCTATTGCTCGTTCCACTCTTCAGAAGTCAGGATCTCTCAAGAAAGGTTCACAGGAACTGACAAAGAAGGGAAAGAAGCGTCAGAAGATGGGTGCTGCTGGCCGTGCGAAGGATCGTGCTGCAAAGAAATCTGGTCGTAAAGCATCAGCGTACAAGTACAATCCAAGAAACAATCAGGCTACTTTGAGAGAAGAACTCATCTTTGAGTCACTTCTCACGGAGGGTACAAGACATATCTTCTCTGATTTCGACGGCACACTTGCAGATGATCCTGCTCAAGTCAAGATAGGTGATCGCAAGTATTCTTCCACCGAGTTCTCCTCCTATGTTCCAAAAGCAGGAGATCCAAAGCCAGATTTCTCCGAGTTCAGAAAACTGAATAAACCAAAGATAAAGGGCAGTCATTTCTCATTCAAGGTATTCAAGAATGCTGCTGCTAAATTGGCAAAGAAAAAGGAAGCAGGACACAAGGATCTCCCTGTATTGGCAATCGTGACTGCAAGACCACCCGATGTGGTTCCACATATGCGCCAGTGGTTGAAGGATAATGGCGTCGAAAATGCAGATGATGTCCATATTCACGCCGTTGGTTCGTCGGATCCACAGGCAAAGGTGGAAGCAATTCGTTCCCACATTACCTCTGGAAGAGTAAAGCCAGGCGATCAGGTGCATTTCTTTGACGATCACGGACCAAATGTAGAAGCAATACACGATATGAAGGATGATCATAAGGACATCAAGTTCCGTTCCGTTCAAGTTGGGCCACATCGTAAGAAGAGTAAAACATAAATACTCTTATTGAGTATAATTTACGAAAGGAAATACAAATGAAATCATTTTTTACAAAGATATGGAACTGGATCAAGGGTCTGTTCTCCAAGAAGGAAGAGCAAGTCGTCGTTCCAGCACCAAAGAAGAAAAAGACAACTGTAAAGAAACCAACAAAGACAACCAAGAAGGGTAAGTAATATGCACCTATCACGAGATACTCACCAATCGCTAAACGAATCATTAAAATCTCTCTATATTGAAGAAGATTGTGAAATGCTCTCTGAAGAGCAATTCAACGAGCACTATGAGAATTTCGTGAACTATTTGGCAGAAAACTACACAGACGAAGAACTCGAAGCGATGACGGAAGAGGAACTTCTGGAAGGTTTCTTCTCTCGTCTTGCAGGAGCAGCGGGAACTGCTGTTAATCGCACAAAGAATGCAGTTGGTAATGTTGGAAAAACTTGGGACGATATAAAGACCGAATATCAGAGAGGTGCTGCTGGTGAACTCACTTGGACAGGTGCTGAGAAGTTTCCAGTAAAGAAAGAAACAAAAACACCACCTCCACCACCAGATGCAAAAAATTCAACACCAACCAAACCAGTAGCGTCACCAACTAAATCCATCAAATTAACACCAGAGCAGAAGAAGAAACTTGCAACTGATCCCAGATTTGATGCTATGAGACAAAGAAGAGCAGCAAGACAAAAACCAACAGACGAATTCGCGTCCATGACCCTAAAGCAAAGATTGCAGTCCAAGGGTCTTATAAGCGCCAAAGGCAACAAGACAGCAGCAGGAAAAGCAGCAGCAACTAATGTAAAAGATAAGGCCGCTGCTGTTGCTGGAAATACAAAGGAAAAGACAAAGGAAACTCTACTCAACAAGAGGAGAGGTGCTGCGTTCGACGACTGCATCAAAAAGGGTGGACCTAAGGGCAAAGGCGGCGTACCACGAGGCGGAGATCCAGAGAGTTGTAAAAAATATGCTTCCAGATTAATGGCATCTAAAGAATATTACAGCGACTTACGACAAAGATTGATCGAAAATTACAAAAAATAAACACCAAACCCCCAGAAATGGGGGTTTGTTGATTTCCTAAATATTGTAAAGGTGAAATATGGCCAAAAAGAAAACTCCAAACGATTCCAACAGGTTTAAGAAAACGAGAAATCGAGATACTGCAATTGATGCAAGAACTCTCGGTATGAGTGTCGAAAGTATCTCTTTTTTTAAGTTTGTAGATAAGTTGGAGAACTTGATAGAGGATGCTGAAGTAAGAGAATACAGTCCACAGGCACTAGGTCGCAAGAGAAATATGTTTCTCAACACCCTTGCTTTGGATGAAAAGAAGTTTCAAGAGTGGGTTCAGAACCGTCTGTATCGCATCGCCTACGACAACAAGCGTTCCATATCCGACTTCACCCCAAAGGACATAGAAATAGGATTGAACAAATGGGAAGGACTCCTGAGAAACGGAGATCCAGGTTTCGGTAAGTATCAATCCCAGTTCACTGCATACAAGGAAAGATTCTTGAAAGCAGCGGCATCTATTCTAGCAAATGCTCCATCTGGTAAGGGTTCCAGAGGAGTCGAACCACACGATGCTCCCCCTCTCCATCCAAGTGGTCAGACGATGACACCATCTGCTCTGAAGATGCAAGGCAAGGGAGCCGTAGATCCAGAGGCAGGCGCTTCTATGGCAGCCGGCGGTTCTGGAGTAGATCCAGAGCAACAGATCACACCAGAAGAAGAAACTGTATCTGCACTTGTTGCTGATATGCAGAAGGCACTGTCTCTCAAGGACAAACAATTCGTTGGTCATGTCGAGAACAAACTACTCAACAACGAGGTAGATCCAACATCCATAAATCAAGTAGAATTGCAAAAGAAACTGGATGACGATTTCCAGAATCTTCTCGATTCTATTCCAGTTGACTCTCCTATAAACGAACAAGAACAGGAAATAGAGGACATATACGCACAGTATAGAGAACGCTTCCTGTCAACTGCTGGAAAGATGTTGGTAAAGACCGCAAAGAAAGTAACAAAAGCAAACAACAAGCAGGCAGCAAAGGCAAAGTCGATAGGAGCAAAGGCAGCGGATTATGAAGCCGCTCTTTCTCTTGGTATGACTACATTCACTGGTCAGGATCTTGAAAGCACGGGTATGGATGATAGCCATGTCGAACTTATGAAAAAGAATCCAGAACTCTATGCTGCTGGAAAGAGAATGGCGAACAACATCATCGGTATGCATCCACAACTCAAGGGCGCTGCTGTTCGTTGGATGGGTAAGGAAACCAGCACAGACGAAGTGCATCCAAACTGGCAAGGAACAGATGGAACCTCAAAGACGGATGTTATGTTTGATCTCGGAGACAAGAGAGTTAAGTTCAAGAATGGCAAATTCGTTCCTTGCGGAGAAAAGGATAAGGACGAGAACTGCTCTTCCAAGATCAAGATGTCGATGAAACTGGGTGATTCTCAATTTGCATCTGGTGGTGACAAGGAAACTATGTCAACATTTGACCGCACTCTTGAGAACCTAAAGGGCAAGGACTATGATTTATCCGATCCAAGAAAACTATCTCATCGTCTGATTGCAGATGGTGTAGATCCACAGGAAGCAAAGGAAAAGGCACAAGCGATAGTGGAAAAGACACAGATGCTTCGTGAAGGTTTCCAGGCTCTCACCACATTCCATACTTTCAAAGGAACAGTGTCCGACTATCAGCAGGGTGGTGTCTATTCACAAAGACCAGAGAAGGAATTCAAGCAATCCAAGAAACTGGTTGATGCTGCCGATAAGTTCGCAAAGGAAGTATCGACCCATGTGGCGGAAATGGCAAATCTGTTTCCATCCTTTGCTTCTGAGTTTGTTTATGTCGCCATGACGGGTGATGGTAAGTTCAAGGAAGGTTCCGATAGACAGGCTAACTACATCATCTCCACGGATCACGCAGGAGACAAGGTAATCATTCTACCAGCATCACGCGATCTTGCATCTCGTATAGCAAGCGAGATACAGATTGTTGCAAAGGCTAAATCATCCAGCGTCAAGTCCAAGAAGGATCCACTTGTAGAGAAATATATGGCCAAGGGAATGACGAAGGAAGAGGCAGATAAGAAAGCATCTCTCGAATCACCATACCGTGTATGGCAAGTTGTCCGTGTTCTTGCATCCTCAAGAGCGCAGAAAGTCCTATCAGATCCAGCAACTGCCGCTCATGTGCTTCAGAACAGTCGCTTGATTGCATTTGTCGATGCTATGAGAATGCTGAAGGAACAAGAACAAGAAGAAGAGATCCCAGAGGATCAGATGCCTGATGATGCGATGATGCCTTCGGATGAAGATAGTTCTCTGGATCCAGATACTCAGGACTACATAGACGCTGCAATCGACTATGCGTTCAGTTCTTTCCAGAATATGATCAAGTTCTTCGGTGTTGAATTCGATGGTGTTTCCAGCAACCAATACAACCTATACAATATGTTTGCCGCTGAACAACCAACCGATCTGAAAGCACAAATAAATAACAGAGTGGATGTGAACAATCAGATCGGAGATGAAGTCCAGCAAATGCGACTTCAACAAAACGAATCGAACAACTTCTTTGGTTTTAGAAAGAGGATGAAGGAGATCTATAATTTATGAAACGAAATGTCGTACTGTTGAATGCCTCCTGCGAAGTTATTAATGTAATAGATTGGTTCAGAGCAGTGAGATTGATGATGAGTGGTAAAGCAGTTAAATCATACAATTGCCAACACCTATACGAGATACAGACGACATCTGGAGTTTACCATCTACCAAACTCCATCACACTGATAGATTATGTGAGAATACCCTACAAAAAGGTTTCTCTGACTAGAAAGAACATCTTCTTCAGAGACAACTACACCTGCCAGTATTGTGGTGACAGAAGCATAAAGAAGATGACAATTGACCATGTTCTACCAAGAAGTCGTGATGGAAAAGACACTTGGGAAAATCTAGTTACTTGTTGTAAGAAGTGTAATGTAAAGAAAAGAGACAGGACACCCGAAGAGGCAAGAATGTGCCTGCTTCGGAAACCAGAAAGCCTAAAGAAAGACATAACCTACGCAGAAGTAGAAAGAATACTTCAAGGAGAATTAAATGAAAACGAGTGATCCAGCAGCATATAGTCATATGGAGGCAATTACAAGTGCCCCAGGCTCTTCCACAGTATTGGCATATAGAGGATTTTTCATAAATTGCACAGCAAACGGAAGCGTGGCAATAACAGGAAGCACTTGGGAGAAAGTCGAAGGAACAACAGGAACCTTCAAGACGGTCACATTTACCGTCAATATGTTGGGAAACACCAACACCATACTTCCGATTTCACTGAGAACAATCAATACACTGACTCTCACATCTTGCACGCTATTCGGACTTAGATAATGAAATCTTTCAAGACACTCACATCATTCATAAATCTTCTGGAAGAAACAGTCAAGAAGAAAGCAAAGGCGCTAACTGGACATCTTGAGCATGTTGGCGACTATCTGTGGTTTGGTAAGAAGGAAACAGACACACAGGAAGGAGTTCCTGTCGATCCTCACAGTGCTATAAAGCACATAGAGATGGTCCATCACAGGTTCAAGACAGGAAAGAACAAGAAAGGTCACGAACTGACTCTCAAGGCAGATGGTGGTATGAGTGTTGTTATTGGTCGTCATCACGATGGAAAGCACTTCGTTGGATACAAGGGTATAAAGACCGCTCACGAAGGATACACAGATCACGATCAGATTGCTGCAACTGGCAAGGAACATTATGTGCGTCAATTGTCTCCTCTTCTGGACCATGTCAAGAAGATGAAGATAAAACCAGGCACAGCGATGCAGGGTGACATCATTCATAACGCACACGATCACGATGGCACCGCTAAACCAAACACAATCAGATACAAGATGGGTAAAGGAACCAAACTGTCCCTTGCTGTTCACTCCGAGCACGACATAGACAAGAACACTGGTGAATTCAAGAAGAAAACAAACTATGCAGACACCAAGAGTATGCAGGCGCCAGGTGTTCACGCTCCAGATCTCGCTATGGATGAAAGAGTGAAACTCAAACTAGATCCAGAAAGATCCAAGAAGATAGAACATCATATAAAGTCAGCAAAGGCTTTGATGAAACCAGAAACAGTCAAGTTTGCCAAATCCATTCTCGACGGCAAGACCACTCATCCTAAATTCCACGAATTCCTATCACAATACTCCAATCACGAAGCCAGAACAACTGGCTCAAGAGATGTTGATAGAATGCGGGCCCATGTTGACACATATATGAACAAACCATCTCAGAAGAAACTGTCACCCAAGTCACAGGAAAGCCTGAGAAAAGGATTGCACGATGCTATTAACAAGAACGAGCATCATTTCCATACTTTATTTGCAATCCATAACCACATAACTCAAGCCAAACATCATCTTTTGGATCAAAAAGAAGAACATGGCGATCAATTCGACCTACATCCCCACGAAAGCAGTCCATATAAGACACCAAAGGGTAAGCCTGCTCACGAAGGTATGGTTTCTAGTTATAAGAACGCAAAAGGTAAAGAAACACAGGCCAAACTCACCAGAGAAGGTAAGAGAGGTTTCTCTGCGGTAAATCAGGAAGAAGCGCCTAAGAGATTCGCTCCTAAAGAGGGATAAAGCATAAATACAAAAAAGGAGTACCGATATGGGTTGTAACTGTGGAAAACCTAAAACACCTAAAACACCAGCCAAACCGTCAGGTACTAAAGGAAAATAAGGATACTCTATGAACCGTAAGCAAACATTAATGCACACCTTCAAAAAACAATTTGGAGGCGAATATGTGAGAGAAAATGGTAAATGGTTTTGGACAAACGGCACTGAAAAAAATCTAGTGTCGTATGCGTGGTTGTCTATGAAGTTAAAGACAGAAACACCAACTGCTGTACCAGTGATAAAGACAGAACCAACCCCAGCAGTTCCAACCGTAAAGGAACACCACAAGAATGAAGTATCGGAACACAAGAACGAAACTTTGGTTAAAGATGTTGGAATCAAAGCACCTTCTGAAGAACAAAAATCCGAGACAAAAGTACAGGAACTCACGAAAAACGAACTGAGAAGATTGAAGAGAAAAGAGAGACGAGAAAAGAAACTAGAAAACGAAGAACACCACGAAAATGAACCTGAATGAACAATACGATCTGATCTCCGAAACCCGAAGGGTATACGCAAAGAGTATGCTAAGGGAACAGGTGTCTCATTTCATAGCAGAAACAATAATGTGCATAGAAGAACAACTGAACAGAGAACTCACTCAGGACGAGATAGAAAACATTCTAATACACCTAGCCGATGAAAACATTAACTGAACTATTAGAAGCAGCAAAACCTAAGCAACCCAAGCAATTGGTTGCGACTATGGGTCGTCTACAGCCTCCAACAAGAGGTCACGAACTTCTTGTCGATAAGGTGAAACAACTGGCTAGTGAAATGGGCGCAGATCACAGGATCTTTCCCAGCACAAAGGAAGGCGGAGATACACCAAAGGAAGAAAAGAAAAATCCTCTTCCATTCAAGACAAAGGTGAAGTATCTCAAGAAATTCTTTCCAAAGACAAACATTCACAGCGAACCAAATGTTCACAATCCATTTCACCTTCTACAGCACGCTCACGACAATGGCTATCACCATGTCCATCTAGTCGTAGGTGGAGCAGAGGGTCAAAAAGGTGAAAGATTTGATGAGTTTGGTAAGCAGTTCGAAAAATACAAGACACCAAAAGGGACATACAAAATACCACACGAAAAAGGTGGTCATTTTGAGATTGGCTTAACTTTGCACTCGGCAGGAAAGAGAGATGAAAAATCATCTGGTGTCGAAGGACTGTCTGGTAGTAAAGTGAGAGATACGATATTATCGTCCGATCACACTAACCCAAAGCATGTGGCAAGAGTTCATTCTATGTTGCCATCTGGAGCAAAACCAGAACACGCCGCTGCTCTCATCAAGGACATAAAACACCACACTGAGAGAATGGCTAGAGAAAGAGAAGAAGCCAAAGCAGCAAGAAAAGCAGCAAAGAAAGCCGTGGTCAAAGAAAGTATTCTTCCAGATCCCATTATGGACATCATTCTTGAGATGTTCCTTGCCGAAAAAGAAAGCAAGGAAACCCGTCGCAAGCGTGATCGCAGAATGTACGGACATGGCAAATCTCTCAGCGAATTGACACCAAAACAGCGTCAAAACCGCAAGAAGAAGAGCAAGAGAACTGTTGCGAGAAGAAAAGCCAATCGTGAAGGACGCACCGAGAAGGGTGACAGTTCTGTGGAACTAGATCACAAGAACGGAAACGCTATGGATAATGGTTCCCACAATCTAAGAGTAGTTTCCAGACATCACAACAGATCTAGAAACAACAACAAAAATCACTAAATACGCCAAGAGGTTTATATGAAAAGTTTCAAGGAACTCAGAAATCTTACCGAAAAGAAATCCCTCAAGAAGGCTTGTTGGGATGGTTATGAAGCGGTAGGGATGAAGGAAAAGGACGGTAGACAGGTTCCTAACTGTGTTCCTATCAAAGAAGAAGATGAAAAGAAACCATACAAGGGTTTCAAGAAAGGTAAGAACCATCCAGAGGGTGGACTTTCCAGAGCAGAAGCAAAAAGACAAGGTATACACGCTGGCGTAGAGACAAAAAGAGAAGCAGAGAAAAAGGGCGGGTTCGGTAAACTTTCCGATAAAACACAAGCGAGAAGAAAATCATTCTGTGCTCGTATGTGTGGAATGAAGAGAAGAAATACCAGTTCAAAGACAGCAAGAGATCCAAAGAGTAAGATAAATGCCGCTCTCCGAGTATGGGGATGCAGATGCTAAAAGGAAACAAAATGAACTATCATAAACTAAGAAATATTCTAGGAAACTTAAGAGAACACGCAGCAAACTCAACATACGCTGCTCCTGACAACGGTCCATCTTTGACCGATGGTTCTATCGCTGCATTCAAGTTGGAAGATCCAGAGGTTCTTGCTCGTATAAATGCATTCCTCAAGGTATTCTGCACAGAGAGACACCAAGATCCAAAGTATGCTCTCGTAGTCCTGAGAACCAAACTCAATACTCTGGGTCTTGACTTCTCCTACGATGGACGCAGACCACTCAGTCCGAAGGAGTCCTTCCACCTGACACAGTTTGGTGGAAGAACAGGAGTTGATGAGAAGGGCAACCAACTCAACGACTGTGGCATCTCACACAGAACTGGTGGCAGAAGTATGGAACTTTCTGTCGAGATTTCTCCTATAAATGTTGGAGATGAGAGAGAACCAGGCCCATATTATGTTCACGCGACAATACAGTATGCGAATGGTATGAATAGCGGAGATACTTCTCCAATTCAAAAAGGAGAAGCGGCGGCTTCCTTGAAGCCCAATAGATGATGGAGTTGTTGATGGAATTTATAAAGTTAGATGATGCGAACTATATGATGTTCGCGATGAAACACTACGAAAATCCTCAGTGCTCAAGCGTTGAGGAATTTCACGAAGATATGAATCGCATCAAATACTTGAAAAGATTGCTGAGAAAATACAAGACAACAGGTGTGTTGAGAGAACGGCTTATACTGAACCATATAATAATCTTCTACAACATCTTCGGAATAGAACCAGCAACGAGATTGCTTTTCTCAAGAATAGAAGAAGATCTACATCCATATCTCAAGACATTCATAGTGTTTCTGAACAATCTACCGAAGCAAATACCAGAATATGATCTTTTAGTAATTCCGATGGACACAAGAATAATAGCAAAGTTGAGAAAAATAATATGAAGAAACTAAAAGAAGGCGTTGAAGTAGATCAGAAGTTCCTAAAGACATTCGTGATGGATGCCATAAAGAACCCAAGGAAGTTCTACGCACTTCTTACTCTTGCTGGTGTGAATTCCATCGAAGCATACAAGATAATGTATAATCTCAAGCATCCTAGATTGGTTTCCAGCAACTTCAGAACCAAGATGCAGATGCTTGCTCTTCTACAGAATATAATAGAACTAATAACACACGACAGAATACTCTATTCTCGTCTACGCAGTATGGCTATGAGTGGAGATTTTGGTCATATTGCAAAGAATGTGTCACATCTTCCTCTTCGCAAGGGTTCGTTCGAACTCGATGATATAGAAGAAGACGCTGCACCAGGCGCAACTGCACCACTTGTCAGCGATTCCGCACCTACATCCATAGGAACATCGGAAATCGCAGGAGTTGCACCACCAGGTCAACAACCTTTCGTCAGCAGTAGCGTTATGAACAGAAGGAAAAACATTTCTCCAGATGTAATGGCTATGCTCAAGAAGATGTTCAACAAAGCAAAGAGCGGTAAACCAAGAGGCGGACAGAGCCCAAACATAATTCATATGAATTGAGGTTAATATGACACCAGAACTATTGTCGCTTATAGGCGGAGGAGTGACTGGATTTATTTTTCGTCATATGGCTGAGAAGAGAGTAGCGGAACAAGAGAACTTCAAGCGTCTCATAGAGATGATAAACATACGAGAGAAGAGCGTAGAAGCGGCGGTAAAGAGAGTTCCTGTCGATGCTGGTAAGACAGTAAGACAGATCATAGTCCTTATGGTTCTATTTGGAACCATCGCAGCACCATTCGTACTCCCGTTCTTCGATATACCAACAGTAGTGGAAGTCCCTGTTACATATCCAGAATGGCTATTCGGTCTGATCCCAGAAAGAAAAGAAACAATATTCCAGACAGTAAATGGCTATCTCTTCACCAAGGAAAATAGAGAGATACTGCTCAGTATAGTTGGTTTCTATTTTGGTTCAGCAGCGGGTGGAAACAGAACCTAAATATAGAAAAGGAGACAGTAATGAAAAAATTTGCGATAATAATGACAACGATTGTTCTATTCACTCTTGCTTCCTGCAAGAATATCTTCACCACACCAACTCTCGTAGAGAGAGGTCCAGATAAGGTCAACAATCCAACCAAGACGATGGTTGCGAATGAAACACCTGTTCAGATCCCACAAGGAACTACTGTAAAATCTTGCGGCGAGACACAAGCAACCTTGACAGACGACACTACTGCAAAGACAAAGGATTTAGTGACAAGCAAGGATGTAGTTCTTCCCAAGAATACAGCAGTTGTTCTCCCAGAAAAGACAGAACTCAAGACCAGTCAACCAACGAATGTAAACATCGGTGCATCATCTGAAGTTGTTCTTCCAGCAGGAACCGAAATAACCACACACAAGTTGAATTGGTATGCAGCACTGTTCTATCTGCTTCTGATGGTTGTCGCTGGGTATTGGTATATGAAAGTCAAGGGAGACAAAGACGACAACCAAGATGGTATTGTTGATGAACCAGCAGCACCTGTTGTCAAGAAACCAAGAAAAGCAAAAGTGAAAACAGTCGCACCAACCACTCCACCAACAGTTAAGAAGAAATCTCTTTCTTGAACTTAGTGTAGAGATACTTACAGATATAAAAAGAATCAACGATGTCGGAAATTGGATTTCCGACATCTTTCTTTTCTGGACATATCATATCCTTTATTCTCTCACCAGTTTCATCGACAAATGCTTCATACATCATTTGCTTGTCTGCGTTTCCCTTGCCCGTTGCGAACTTCTTTATTTCGGATGGTGTGTATATTGATACTGGTATGTTCAACTGATACATCTTGTATTTGAGAACACCAGTGTTTTCTGCTATATGAAACACTCTACCCTGAGCAGAATATGCATATCCTTCCAGAGCAACCTGATCACAACCTATGACGGTTTCGAGTGCCCAATCTGCAATCGACTCATACCTCTCCATCTCCATATTCCAATCAATAAAACGCTCACCGAATATGTTTCCATAATTCTTTTCAGTGTATTTCTTTATGTCTGTAAGGAAATAGAATGTGCAGTTGTCGTAGGTAAATTGCTCACCACCATCCCCGTTGAAAACACATATGGATGGTCCATTCAGTGAGTAATCTATTCCTGCGATGAGCATACAGTAACTCCATAAAAACACACGCGGGCGCTTGTACGCAAAATGAGTTTTTTGCTAAAACCACTTTATGTGAAGTTAAAGGGTTTTCATTTTGGTATGTTTAAGCGATCAAAGTCCCGCGTGTGCCCAGTATTTATATGAAAACCCCCGCTTTCGCGGGGGTATTTCTGATTATTTCTTATTCCAAGGCAACTTGGAACTGATTAGGTTCCAAACTGGCTGCCCGAACACCGCACCAGCGATGAAGAGCAATACGGAATAACAAACTGTACCTACTGTAGATGAAAAGAAATTACTAAAGTCCATAATAGACCTCCTTGTTAGTATTTATGCGTTGAGAGCGTTAAGAGCATTATCAATCTTGGTTTGTTGTCCAATTATCTTGGCGCCAATAAACTTACAACATACCTTTACATTTGGGTCTTTCTCCCAAAGTGCGGTCTTATCAAGAATATCGACCAAAAACGACAAAGCATTATCTACATTTATATCTGGATTGATTTCAAGTGCGATTGGTTCCAATTTATCCATTTGCTTTTCTCTTTTCTTGTAAAAGTTTAATATCTTTGTTCTTAGTTCCACCATCATACGACCAAGCATATCCCTTTTCCACAAGTAAAGTATTTAGACACACACCAGCATCGTTCCTGATCTCTCCAAGCATTCTGCCATACTTATCGTCTTTGGTGGTCTTTATCGTCAAATTCTTGTTGCTGCTTAACCAATTTTCAACAAAAGCCTTTGCTTCGTTTGCCATCTTTCTCTCGACTTCATCTTTGGCAGTCATTTCTGGTGTGTCCACTCCAGAAATACGAATTCTCTGGATTGTGAACATATAGAAACCGACATCAAGCGTCAGATCGACAGTATCACCATCCACTACTTTAGAAACATTACTAATTCTGTATTCGTACATATATTCTCCTTTAGTTTGTAAGATCAACCAGTTCACATCCATCCGCGCTACATGCCATGGTCTGTGAACTCTTGGTCGTGTCATTCTTCTCGTAATTCTTCAGGATGCTCCAATCAACATCTTTTGGCATCTTCTCAAGAGCAGCAAGGTATTGTTCCTTGGTGCATTCCTGATATGGTGCTTGCTGATATGAGTGATCGGAATGTGGTAGGAACGAGATGCCACTGATCTCATCAAAGTGATCATAGACCCAAGAACCTACTTGCATCCATTCGTGATCCTTTACAGTCACGGTGATTGATGGCTTGTGCTCGCACCAGTTGCGCTGATACTTCAACCACAATTCAAGATGCTCTATTGCTGTCATATCATTTCTAGTGATGGAACCTTCTGCTTTCATAGGGAACGAGAACACCATAGTATGATCTGGTTTCATAACACAAGGTTCAGCGGGGAAACCAAGATCAATCATCATCTGACACAGTGGATCCTTGCGATCTGCACGGACAGTTCTGATGTAATATTCACTGTGACGAGCGTGGATGCCTGACGCAGCATCTGTCAACTGAGATACTGTTCCCGATGGCTTGACGCAGGTGATTGCGGCCGCTTGATTGATCTTCAATCTCTTCGACCAATCCTTATTTGTCTCGATTGCCACTTGCTTCAGACCCTGCAAGAACATATCGGAAGGATTTTGCATAATCTTATTGTCAACAATTCCCGTCAGAGAGACACCAAGCAGTGCTTCCTCTTCGCAGTTCTTCTTCCAATCGCTAGTAAGATAGGGGAAGTTGGTGAGAGATGCTTGCCATGTTCCTAGAATGGATGCTAGACGGATCTTTCGCTTCAGAGATTCCTCTGTGTCATCTGAACGGATTATAACTTCAGTAAGGTTGCAAAATTCACGGTCGCGTAGAATAATCTCACTGCAAGGATTTGTACCAAACTCATAAGACGAATCTCTGCGATCTCCCAACTTGGAAACAGTTCTACGACAAGCATCACGGTTGAAAATGCCGCGTTCTCCACTCTTGCTCTTATAGAGTGACAACCATTCTTCAATAAAGACACCAATTTCTGGTTTCTCCTTGTATGCTACGCTGTTGTTTGCGAGTGCTCGCTGCGGATTGTCAGTCCACCACGCGCCAGTCTTAGCATCACGCATTCTTTCATCGGTGAGATTCGATAGGCTAATAAGAGCAGATCTACGCACTCCTCCGACCACGACAATCTCTGCAATCTTACAGACAATATCGTGGCACTCAATAGATGTGAGTTTCCTGCCGGCGGCTCTTCGGAAAGTATCACTGGTGAATCGGAAAAGATCTTCGAGAGGTTTAGGACCCGATGCTCTTCCACCGAATGTCTTGAGGCGCGCGCCAGAAGGACGAACCTTTGAGATGTCCCATCTTGGAACTTGACCTCCAATAAGCAGGGAGATAAGTTCTTTATAAGCCTTAGCCCAACCAGCCTTACTGTCTTGGACAACGATGATTGTATCTGAGTCAGTAAAGTGTTCAGCGATTGTAGGAAGTTTCTCGACATATTGACGCTCCACACTAAAACCTACACCTGTACCACACATCAGGATGTAGAGGATTTCATCGAATGCTCTTACACGATTTACAGCCACATATGAGCAGTTGTAGCCAGCAGTGTTGTCCCTTTCCAGTGCTTCTCCTGCTGTCATCAAAGCACGCATACTTGGCATGATCTCAAGATTGAGAACTGCTTGCTCAAGTTCATTTCTTAGATCACCCGATAGTATAAATTTTTGATTATCCTTGAGGTGTGCCTCGAAGAAATCGAAATAACGCTTCACTGTCTCTTCCCAAGTTTCTCTTCTATTCTCCTTTTCAAGCCATCTTGAATAACGGGAAAGGTGAATGAAATCTTGGTAAAGTGTAGGTAAACTCATAATAACTCCTTTGATGAATATCATACCACAACCGATTGTGTTGTCAACTGCTTTTGTGCTTGATATGTAGTGGTTAGAAAGTGCCGCCGTCGAGGTTGTCGTTCACCCATTCTGAACCGTTGTATTTCAGAACTTGATTTGAATTTGGTGAACTTATAGTAACATCAGACAGATCGGACAAAGCAATATCAACGATAGTACCGCTCTTGACTACCCAAGCAACACCGTTCCATTCCCAAGTGACGGTTCCTATGCTGTGTATTGTGCCTATAGATGGTGTGTTTGGAAATCCTGCCATGTTAGTTCCTTATATGATCTCGAACCAAGAAAGATCCGTAACTATTTTAGTATTTGCGGTGGATGCGGCGACCATAATGGTCAATACATCGGATACTCCTGCTTGAGTTCTTCCTAATTGGAAATTGAAGTCATTTGCTTCATTGACGACCAAGGTTCCACCGTTGTTGATATAACCACCTATGACATCCGTGGCACTACTAAGAGTTGTGGTATTTGTGTGGAGGACATAATCAACATTTCCATTATAATGGGTTGTCCAAGTTGGAGAAGTCCCACCAAATGTTCCATTCAATACTATTCTGTACTGAGCCCATGTATTCGATGTCACGATAAGGCTGGCATTCGATGGTACAATCACCGAATCGAGACGGTTTGAATTTAGACGAATGGATGCTATTGGATAGTATGTGTCGGCATTTGTCAGATTGAAAGGTGTCGTTCCCGAAGAAATATTAAATCTTCTGCTGAATCCTTCAAATCCTGCTTCGGACATCACGCTGTTGCATATCTGCTTTGCAGTAGAGGCAGATGCAGTCGCTGCGACATTCTCTATCTCCATACGCAAAGGCAGAGATGCGGTGGTCATGTATACCGTTGAGCGAAGATTGTCATTATGAAAAGTATGGGCAATCACTGGTCTTCCATCGACTATGAAACCAACACGAACATCACCGACACCCAACCATTCTATGTCCATCAGCAGAATGTTTGCCTTGGTAAGGTCAAGAGTTCTTCCGCTAGGACCAGAACCGTTGAATTTGTCTCCATTCCAATCCGATTGTGCCACCTTATATGTCGTATCATCTACCGAGCCACTCACATATGTCCTCAGAACGAGATATACCGTATTGTTTGTCTGCTCAAGATATATTCCATTTTGCATTCCAAAAAAACCAATCCTCTGTCTGAGGTTTGTCTGTTTTGGTGCAAATACAAATGTTGATAACACCAATAAAGATTTTCCTGGCTGGTATGGGAACACTCTTTTGGTTTCTCTATATACTTTTGAACCAGAAGCGGTAGTTACTTTAAGATCCAGTGTGCTTTCATTTGTCTTAAATTGTGTTGTTCCCCCAGAAGCAGTCAGAGTATCCCACTTGTCGTTTTCCTGATAGCGATGCTGGGAATCGAATAGAGTAAATGGAGTGCTGACCTTTAGACGAGCAAAAGCATCTATCGCTTCTCCCTTGAATCGTATCTGATCGTTGAACAAGTAACTCATATTATTCTCCATCCATCTCTATAGATGAACTGTAGTGCTGCATTATCTAGATTTATTATTGCCGAATCCTGATTGTCGATGTAATCATTAGTGTTCGATGGAACTATCATAATGTATCTATTAGCATATCCTGCATGGCCAGATTCATCCTTCACAGTTACGGTCTTACCAGTTGTAGGATTTGATGGCAAAGTAATGGTGACTATGCCAGGATAGTTCACACCGATATAATAATCCAAGGAAGTCGCCTGATATGACGAACTTGTAACTTCAACAGTGTTGAAAGATGGTGAAAGATTGGTAGTCGGTACTACCGAAATTTCCACCCACTGGTACGAATCTCCATCGTTGAAGTATGTGAAGTATCTACCTGTTGTGCTGTTGAACCAACGATCACCGTGGGCCGCTGGTGATGGTGGAGATGGTGCGTAGGTGAATGTGCTTTCTCCAGGCGGACCCTGATCGCCAGTGTCTCCCTTCGGACCTTGAACTCCCGTATCGCCCTTTATACCAGTAATCTCTACCCACTGGTATGAATCACCGTCATTCATATAGACCAAATAACGACCAGTTGTACTGTCAAACCAACGATCACCGTGTGCAGCACCTACTGGTGCTGTTGGACCATATGTGAATGTGCTTTCACCTGCTGGACCCTGTGGTCCCGTGTCTCCAGTATCTCCTTTTGGACCCTGAGGACCTGGTGGACCCTGCTCACCAGTTCCCCCACCTCCACCGCCGCCAGTTCCAAGAGCAGTGACAGTTATGTTGTTTTTATTTACATCTACAGTAAAACCATCTGCAAAGTTTATATTGCGAAGGTTCTTTACTATCTTCTGTCCATCCTTGAATACAGAAACATTACCACCACCACCGCTTTGAGTGGTATATGCGGAACTCAACTTATCCTCTATGAACTTTGTCTCTAACTTTAGTTCCTTTGTTTCCTTGTCGTAGAGGAGTGGAAACGATGCTTCTAGTATCGCGTCTTTGCCAGCAGGTCCAGCAGGTCCAACCGCACCCGCTGGCCCCATAGGACCGATCTCGCCACGAGAACCCACAGGACCTTGAATACCTTGTTCGCCGCGTTCGCCCCTCTCTCCGCGGTCACCACGATCTCCCTTTGCTCCTTGTGGTCCAACTGCACCTTCAGGGCCTCTCTTTCCTTGCGGGCCAGGTATTCCCTGATCTCCTTTCTCGCCAGCGACACCCTGAGGTCCGATTGGACCCCGTTCTCCCCCAATTCCTTGTGGGCCTTGGGGACCGATTTCTCCGCGTTGTCCTTGCTCACCTCGGTCTCCCTTCTCCCCCTTATTGCCTTGGGGGCCTGGTTCGCCTTTGTCACCCTTTTCCCCTTGCGGGCCAGCAACACCGTCGAGTCCATTCTGACCAGGATCACCTTTATCTCCCTTCTCACCCTTTGCGCCTTGAGATCCTTCTGGTCCCATCATTCCACGAGGACCAGTTTCTCCCTTTTCGCCTTTCTCACCTCTTTGTCCAGAAATGCTTTTTACGATTGGTTGTTCTGTTATAACAACTTTATTTTCTTCATTATCCACTACCGTAAGTGGAATGTCGGCATCTCTTGCTTCCATAAGAGCATCTATGATGCTCTGCTTCTTATCCACACCACCTATGATCTTTACACATCTATTGTTCTTTTCATCCAAGAAATGAAATTCACCCTGACCACGCAGTTTTATTCTATAGACGGGAAATTCATTTGCCAGTTCTGCTGTGCAATATGCTAATACCGTTCCTTCTTCTAGATCGCCAATAGTATGGGTGGTGGTGAATTCGTCACCATAACGAACCAAACCACGCCGCAAAGGAATATCAGTACCACCGTATTTTCTGGACATATACTGTTATTTATGTTATTAGTTGCTCCCAACAAACGGGATAAAGAGGACGAATTATCTCTCCAATTGCGTCAGCATACCTCTGAACCTCCCACTGCGCGTGAGCGTCTGTACGCTGCTTATACACGCGGGCAAACGCAGATAGAGATCCTGTCCACCACCACTCTGTATAGGTTGATTGGGGTAGAATGCTTCTGGCCTGCTCTGGTGCAACTCCAGATGCCAATAGTCCATTATATACCTCTACGCACTTCTCTGCCGTTTCTCGGAAGCCGTTCATCATAAGAACGGATGGTTCCGTGACAAATCCGCTGCTTCCCTGTTTGGCTCCGTCCACAGGAGCGTTTCGCCATATTGGAGTGTAGAACTGGGGTTCCTCCACGACATATCTGCGAGACACTTCGTTCTCCACAAACCCTACCTTGTGCTTGAAAAGTTGGGTTCTGACGAATATCGGTGCTTTGATACGCAGGGTGATCTGCGGGTGAGCGAATGGTGTCCAGTGATTGTGCTTTGCCAAGTAACGAATCAACTTGGTGTCTTTGTCTGACAGTTTTCGTTCTCTTGCACCTGTCCAGTTTGGATCACTGTCCCAATCACTTTCCTTGTTGAAGGAAACCCTTGCCGCATTTGCCACGGTAAGATCACTCCCCATATGATCGAGATACTCAACATGACCATGATCCAATACCTTTATACTTTTTTCCATACCGATAATCTCAATTCTGCGCTCAATCCGCTATAGATGTTTTCGTTAATTGTCTCAAGGATCTCTCTGTGAGACACACCAGATCTGACCATATCGTTCACATCCTTCTGTGTTATATTGTCTGGCCAGATACACACGCTATAATTATTTCTAATCAACTTCTCATATTGCTTGATGACTTCTCTATTTCTTGGTTCGTTGTCCAACACAAAGATTGGTCTTGTGACGGCGGGATCCAAATCGTGGTTCATACCCAGAATGGCGATGCAATTCGGTAGGAACATAGAGTCGATAGGACCTTCAACGACATATGTGTTTTCGTCCAACTTCGTCCTATCAATACCATAGCACAGATATTGCTGATCTGGATTGAACTTGATCGTGATGTATTTTACTTCGCTAGGATAGATCGCTCTACCCTGAAATCCAACAAGATTTCCGTCTATGTCTCGGATAGGTATGATCAGCCTGGGTTCTTGACCAACTTGCTTCTCAGGATCAAACTTACGGACGAATTCAGAAAAGTTCTCTGCATAGAATAGATCGCTGTGAAAATCGCTCGGGATCTTTCTAGAAAGGACATACTCCTTGCACTCGTGGTCGTTGGGCAATTCCACCACCGAAGGTAGATCAATTCTCTTTCCTTCGAAGGTAGGTTGCTCAAATTTGAATTCAGGCTTTGTATAATTTGAATGTCCATTCTCACCCTTCTTCCACCGTTCAAGTGCATATTCTCTGCACAGTGCAGGAGATACTTGCTCCAGAAACTTATATAGAGTTGTGCTTATACCACAATTGTGGCAACGATAGAAAATATTGTTTCCCTTTTGGTAGAAGTAGCCTCTTGCTCTGTTCTTGTTCTTCTGCGAATCACCGCAGATAGGACAACGACAGTTTGCAAGATTGTCCTTCTTCCACGCGAACTTGTCGAGTGAAGAGGAAACCATAGACAGAAATTTCTTGTCAGTTATTATTGACATACATCTTAGCGTCGGGGAATGCCCGATTCGCCCATTCCTTCCACTCTGGAAGATCTTCTTCTCTTACGAATGGCAACGATGCCATTCTCTCTTCGAGGCTACGGGTGTCGTTGTCCAAGATACGCTGCACGGGGTGATACTCCACATTAAATGTTCCAGTCATTTACATTACCTTTCTTCTTGAATTTCTTGATTATGTTTTCTCCATGGCCAGAGGAACCTACATCGCCCTCTTCACCAGTTCCTACCAGATCCTCCTGTTCGGAAGGATCCACATTATGCAATTTCATCTTTGCACGGTTGATGCCTACCACGAACTTACGGTTCTTAGTGAGTTCGTTGTATCTGTTCTTCAGTTGCTTGACTATGATCTGGTTCTTCTGATCAAGTTCATCGGTTCCGATCAGGGCAAACATAAGATCAGCAGTGGCAGGAAGACCAAACGACTCTGAGGTGTTCTCAAGTCCGATGTCCGTATTGTTGTGACCAGATCGGTTCACCTGTGTCGCTGTGAACACAGGAACATTCCTTTCGATGGCAAGACCACGCAACTCCTCTGCTATTGCCTTGATGACGCTATATGAACTCATCGTTGCGGATGCCTTGACACGGGCAGATGAACAGATGTTCAGATAGTCGATGAAGATGATGTCTGGTTTGAACTTCTTCTTGAGCAACAACTCGTCAAGAAGATGACGGAAGTGATTGACATGGGCAGTGGCAGTAGGATACTCCTTGATGATGAGTTGTCCCGTCACTCCCTTGGTCGCATTATAGAGTTTCTTACCATACATCTGCTTCGTCAGATGCTTCATATCGTCAAGAGTGATGTCCATAATATTGGCATCAATTCTCTCCGCGATGCGCTCTTCCGACATCTCGCAAGTGATGTAGAGGACATTCTTGTTCTGCATCAGGCAGTTTGCAGCATGATGGCAAAGAAATAGCGACTTACCTACACCAGTTCCTGCGATGACTACATTCAGCGTCTTTTGTGGGACGCCACCATTCGTGATGGTGTTGAAAAACTCGATGTCGAAGGGAATCTTCTGCTCGATCTTGTGATAGTAGTCGTATCTCTTCTCTGCATCCTTGAGAAAGTCGTGACCGATATTCGTGTCAAAGGATACGGATAGGGCTTCAGAAAGTATCGACGGTAGTGATGTAGGTGTTTTTGTCTTGCTCTTTCCTTCGATGATCTGAATGGATTCCAGAACAGCGTTGTAGAGAGCACGCTCCTTACAGAACTTTTCAGTTTCATCCACCAGCCAATCTTCGTCTTCGTTGGTGCATACGAGATCCCCAACAAGTTGCTGAGATTTCTCATATTCTCCTTGGGACAAGTCCTTGTCATTTTGCAGGGAAATGACGAGCGCATCTTTGTTCGGTAGTTTGTTGTATGAATTGATGTAATCATATATCTTTGCAAATACCTTTCTTTCGCTGTTCTCTGAAAAATATTCTTCCTTGATGAAGGGCAAAACTCTGCGAGAATACCCTTCGTTAAATACGAGTCCCTGAAGAATTACCTTCTGAATAGTTGTGTTCATCATTCCTCATCATTATCAATCTTTTCCAGTTCTGCCATGATCTCCGCATCGGTGGTAAGGATGTCTCCATTAGAAATCGCATACTTATTTTTTACGAAATCGCTGAAGGTCTTATCTGTAAGAATCGGGAGCCAAAATTCCTTACTGTCTGTTTCCTTGATACGCCACTTTGTATCTTCACCCTTTCGCGCATACCAACCGTTCGATGGCTTGACGACATGACCAGATTCCAGAGCAATATCAAGCAAACCACTCCAACGACTGATTCCACCTTCAAAGGATACATTTACTGGGATCTTCGACTTCTCCTTCACATAACGCGACTTCTCGACATTAATGATGAAGTTGTAGCCAGTGAGTTCGGTTCCATCCTTCTCCTGCTGACGACCAAGGATGAAGATGTTGTCGGCAGAGTAGTACGAACCAGTTCCACCACCAACGATGTCCTTGGGATACATTCCGATTTCCTTATAGGTATGGTTGACCACCACCATAGGAATGTCCTTGAGGTTGAGATGTGGTGTGATCATACGGAACAAGGACTTCATCTGCTTCGCACGGGACATATCGGCAACCGACTTACCTTCCATAGCATCCTCCACTTCCTTCTTGGAAGCAAGATTACCGATGGAGTCGATGATGACCATAAGGTGTTCACCGCGCTCGACGCCATTCAGTTGCTGCATAATGTCGAACTTGAGTTCCTCCACATCCTTGATTGGGGTATGAAGAACACGATCTTGGTCGATTCCAAATGTCTCGAAATATCCCTGCGGAGTACCGAATTCCGAATCGTAGAACAGAAGGGCCGCGTCTGGATACTTGTCGAGATATGACTTTGCCATCAACAGAGAGAAAGCGGTCTTGAAATGCTTGCTTGGTCCTGCCCACATCGTGATGCCAGGAATAAAACCACCATCAAGACGACCAGATAATGCCACATTGATGACAGGGATGCTGGTCGGAATCATATCCTTCTTTATGAAGAACTTGGATTGTGAAAGAACCGACGAGTCCTTGATCGTACTGTTTTTCTTGAGTTTATCTAAAATTCCCATTCTTCAAATCCTTTATAATATCGAGTGTTCTCTGCTTTATGTCCTTATAGAAATCTGCTTCACGCAAGTAGAATTCATAAGTATCAATACTTCCATTTTTCATCTTGGACAATTCTTTAATCGTCACGACAGCATCTTCGTGCTTTTGCTCAAGAAGAGGAAGAATTTTCTCAAAATAATCAACATCAATTTTAATACTCATTCGAACAACGACTCCAGTGTATTTGTTTTTTCACATTTCCAACCTATGGAGTTGGTAATAGTGACTAGAGGTTCGAGGAATGTCTTCTCGAACTGTCTATTATAATCTACAAACCTCTCAAGATCAAGTTCCTTCGGGATAGATCCGAAGAAAGACACTACCTGATCTCCAATCGGATTAGGCACCTTTAGGTAGACATACTTCACCTTCTCGCCGTCCTTAATCAACTGATATTTCTTCAGAAGTTTGCGGGATTTTATGGCGTGATTGTAGAGCAGAGATCCCTTGACATGAATAGGTGTTGACTTTCGATAGATGGTGGTAGTATCGGCGTATTCAGTCATACCCTTGCAACTGCTGTTTCTTGCCACCTTCTCTGGTTTCATCTTGTTGAATTCATTCCTGAACTTATCGACATACGAAATCAGAGCATCCTCATCGGATGTCATAAGAATGTAAATAGCATCCTTGAGTGCCACACGAACGACCTGCGGTGTAGATGATCTAGTCGTTTCGATGCCCATGATCTTCAATTCTGGCACATCAAGAAGAACATCATCCTCACCCATATACACATTCAACATATAACGCTTCTTGGCAGTCCAGATCCCCTTATTGCAGATCGACTCGCGCTTCATATTCATCTTCTGTGCATACGCATTCATCATATCCGAAAGTTCCTGATACTTCTTGTTGATGAATGAACCTATCGTTGTTCTGCACGCTTTGTCTAGGAATGTGACTATCTTCTTCGTATCCGTGCAGTCGGGAAGAACCTTGCTTACGAGTTCATCCAACTTGATGTAAACGGAGTCAGTATCGCTGGCAATAATGTAGTCAACATCGTTGGTAGAGCAGGTCTTGTTTAGGAACTGATTTAGATACATTTCTATCCAACGAATGGACAATTGTCCAGAGATGGTGATTGCTTCGGCAAGATCAAGATCGTAATAACGGAAATACTGATTACCTACAGCACCGAATGCCGAGTTCAACTGGATCTTTCGAACAAGTTGAAAGTTGTGGTATTTCGCTACATCCAGATTGAGTTGTGTCTTCTCTTGCTCTGTCAGATCCTTTCGCTCCTTGAGTTGGCGCTTGCACTCAAGCATCTTCTTCTTGTACATCTTTCGCTCTTCGTACATCTTCTCCATCAGCGTGGGGAGAAATCCCTTCCTGTCCTTGCGGAAGGCTACACCGTTTGCAGCAATCGAATAATCATCCTGCTTGGCATTTCGCAGATAGTCGGCAGGATCCGTGAATGTCTTTACTGCTTCTCCACGAACCATACGAAGAACCGAATCTGGAGAAAGAGAAGTGCGGAAGTATGCAGGGTTCTTCACCTTGGTTTCTGGCGAGATGTTATACTGCATAATCAAGTGAGGATACAGCGAATCCAAATCGAAGGATGCAATCCACTTGTGCATACCTGTCTGTGGATCCTTGACATAACCACCAGCAAACTGCTCTTCCTTCTCCTCCACGATCTTCTGTGGGATCACGATTCCCTGATCCGACAAGAAGTGGTAAATAATGGCATCCCAAGTTCGGACTTGCGAGAATACATCGGAAAGGTTTACCTTCGCGTTGTATGCAAGAGCGACTGCAAGTTCAAGAAGTCGAAGTTTGTTCTCCAACTTGACTACGAGTTCCACATCAATATAGTTGTACTTGACGAACTTCGCAAAGTCCTTCTTGTAGAACTCCTGAAGGTTGGAATAATCCTCATAGGAAATCTTGTTCTCACCCAACTCGACGGATGCGATGTGGTCGAGACGATACGATTCTCTAGTAACGAATGTGAACTTGCGATAGAGATCGAAGTAGTCCAGAGCGGCAATACCAACCAGATCATACACCGTATAGTCGTTCTGCTTGACCTGCACCACTCTGGTCTTGATTGCTTCCCACGGAGACAAACGCTTGGATTCTCCTTCACCGAGCATCTTCTCTATCCGACAGACGAGATACGGAATGTCGTAGAACTGAATGTTCCAACCAGTGACGACATCAATATCTTCGTCTCTCCAAATAGAGATAAACGCTTCGAGGAGTTCCCTCTCGTCGTCATAATCAATCACAGTGTGGTTTTCATTTTCCTTGTTCGCTTGACCAAGGCAAAGAGTGATCGTCTTATCTCGGTTTCCCTGCACGAAACGCATCGTGATCACATTTACTCTCTGATCGCATTTCTCAATACTCGGAAACCCATCTTCACATTCGACTTCGATGTCCAAGTAGCACACCTTCAGCGCCGATTGATCGTACTGAATTTCGCCAGGAAACTGATCGTGAATGAATGTATAGGTGAAGTCCGTGTTGCCATAGATCTCTATACCATCGACACCTTCGTACTCCTTTATGAAATCTCGACAGTCGCGTATCGAACCGAAGTCGATGCGATCAACGAACTTGCCATCAAGAGTTCTGTGTTCCGTCTTTTTCTCAGATGGCCAGAAGAGATATGGATTGTAGTTCTTTACAATCGTGGTGCGTCTATAAGAAGAACTGGTCGGTGACTTTTCGTATCCCCGACACAGTATCTTCTCACCTCGCACGAAGGCGTGGGTGTAGAAATTCATTTTCTGTTCTTGCAGCAACCTTTGTATTCTTGTTCGGTCAACAATCTTGGCTCAATATAGATCTTCGGTTCTTCGATCTTCTGTTCTGGATTTTGAGCATCCTTGTCCGAAATATAAGCAGAAAGCAATACCATATAGTTAATGACATCAATACAAGTATCCTTGAAAGATTCATCGGCCACATGCATCTTGCCGGCACGAATGAATGAACTCAATCTACTCATCTTATCCGTAAGACGAACCATAAATCCCTGTTCGGTCTTGCAGATGCCCATGCTTTCGACACGGGTAAAGTTGGCAAAAGGTTCGATTCCTTCGTTCCCTGCATAATCCTTGTTTTTTGCTTTCATCAGTTCTCTGGCTTCGGAGCAGAGTTTCATATGATGATCTAGCAATTCGTCACGGGTCATATCACACTCCTGTGGAACCAAATCCACCATTACGATCAGTTTTCTGAACTGGATTAGTATAGCACTCTTCTATAGTATAGTCAAGTGATTTCACCAATTCTCCTTGGGCAATCCTATCTCCGTGTTTGATAGTAACCCGATCAAGAGAGTCGTTCTTCACCATAATGAAGCACTCGTGTATGTAGTCCGAATCTATGACACCTTCACTGTTTGCCAAAACAATTCCCTGTTTAAAAGACAATCCAGATCTAGGATGAATTCTAATGGAATATCCTTTTGGAATATCGAACACCAATCCAGTTGGAATCAATACTCTGAAATAAGAAGGTATTGTTACTTGTGGTGTGTTGTTTTCATCAAATGAACAACAATCAATCTCTATCTGCTGATTCAGAGCAGAATATGCCTTTATCTTATCATCAGTTAGACAAGCAGATATATCAAAACAGGCAGATTGTTGAGTGGCAAATGAAGGTGTAGTCGCAGACGGTTTTGTCTTAAATATTCCGAGTTTAGCATTCATTATGACAATATCTCGTTCTTTCTTTCTTCTGAAAACACACCAACAGAGACCAGATAATCCA